CATCCCCGGCTATCCGGTGACGTATCCGTACGGAGTCAAGTCCAGTAAGTACCTCGCCGGCCACCACACCGGAGAGGACCACTCGACGAACGGCATGATCGGCAAGCCTGTATACGCGGTCCGTGATGCTGTCGTTGTCCATCAGGACATCGGCTCCGCATACGGGAAGGTCGTGGCAGTGGAGTTCCGACGCAAGGTCTTCCCTGGAGTGTGGCGCACCTTCCGGGCGTACTACTGCCATCTCGACAGCATCAACGTCAGGCCCGGTGCGCATGTCACATTCGGCACACTCCTAGGCAGGTCGGGGAATACGGGCAACAGCACCGGACCCCATCTCCACCTGGAGGTACGCAAGAAGGTCAAGAACTCCAACGGCATCCTGTTCGGCTACGGGACCGACGTTCATCCCTACATCTACAAGCGGAGGTACACGTCATGACTGACGTCCTGTACATCGACTCGTCACACAACTTCAACTTCAAGTTGGAGAACACTCCGGCCAAGTGGCGAGAGGACCTTCGCCTGTCCAGCATGGCCGCAGTCACGGGCTATCAGGAGGCAGGCAAGGCACGGGCAGTGCTCCACGAGTTCTGCCTCAACCACCACCGAGGCCTCTACCACCCCGACGCATCCGGCAACGCCATCAGTTGGAACCAGGACGTGTTCTCCAAGATCCCGGGGTCGGAGTTTCAGTTGTGGGTTCACCGAAGCGCACAGGAGATGGGTGTCGACATCAACGTCAACCCAGCCCGCGACTTCATCGGCATCGGCCTGAAGCACAAGCGGACCGGCCATCGCATCCTCCGCATCAACGTGCATGCCACGGCACAGGCGACCAAGCCGGAGAGCATCGAGCGCTACCCGCAAGAGGTCGACGACTGGAAGGACTGGTCGATCGGCAACTACTGGCTCGACGTGATCCGTAGCACAGCAAGGGAGATGTCGCGACCGGACACCAGCCAGCCTCGTCGTCAGGCGCACTACTGGCACAGCATCACTCTCGGTGGCGACTACAACGGGAACATGATGTCCCTGGAGCGCTGGTACTACCCCGGACGCATCCTGCCTTCCCTGTTCGTCGCGGACTCGCGCAAGGGCGGACTGGACCACATGCAGCACACGCACGGGTCGGACCTCCGAGTCACTCGTCGCTGGTCCAAGCCAGCCAACACGGACCACGAGATTCAGTTCGTGGAGCGGGAGATGGTCCGAGTCGATGACTACCCTGCTCAGCACTGATCTCTCCCGCCCGTTCCTACTCCGCAGAGAGGAGGTTTGACATGGAAGCGTTCTGCGAGAATGCAGACTGCCGGGTCATCATGTTCCGGGTTGGCCCGAAGCCGGGTGAGTACCTGGACAACGAGAACAACTGCCCGGACTGTGGTCGGTTCGGTCGCATCAAGGACGACAAGGTTCTCCGCGAGAGCCCTGTCACACAAGGGGATTCAGAGTGAGTGCTCCAGCCACCGTCAAGCCCAAGGTGATCGTCAAGGGCAACCTGTGGCCGAAGTTGAACTACCAGCCACACGTCGGTCAGCAGCGGGTGCACGCGTCCAGAGCGCGTCACCGGGTTAACGCTGCTGGCCGACGCTTCGGCAAGTCTCAGGTGGGAGGCCACGAACTCGTTCCCGAGGCGTACAAGGCGTACTTCAATCAGGGCATGCTTGAGGACCTCGGCATCCGGATGGAGTTCTGGATCGCTGGCCCCAACTACACAGACGCGGAGAAGGAGTTTCGCGTTGTGTACAACGATCTCAAGCGGATCAAGATGCCCTTCGACCGTCCGGGCACGTACAACGATGCTCGCTCCGGCAACATGGCGATCTCCTTGTGGGGCGGCAAGTTCATCATCCAGGCCAAGTCGAGTGCTCACCCCGAATCCCTAGTGGGTGAAGGACTTCACGGTGTCGTCATGGCCGAGGCAGCCAAGATGAAGGAGAGCGTCTGGGTCAAGTACATCCGACCCACCCTCGCTGACTTCCAGGGGTGGTCGCTCTGGAACAGCACGCCTGAAGGCAAGAACTGGTTCCACGACATGTGGAAGCGCGGCAAGGACCCGGAGTTCTCCGACTGGGACTCATGGCGGCATCCGTCGTGGGTCAACCCCTACGTGTTCCCGAGGGGCGGTCGGCAGACCCGCGTCGACCAGTTGAAGATGCACATTGCCAAGCACGGTGCGGTTGACGACGAACTGCTGCGCACTATGGAGATTGACCCCGAGGTCTACTCCATGCTTCAGGAGTTGACGGACACCACGTTCGCTCAGGAAGTTGAGTGCAAGTTCACTGAGTACACAGGCCGCGTCTACAAGGACTGGGACGAGGAGGTTCACGTCACGGACCTGGACATCCATCCCAACTGGCCCATCTACGTCGCGACCGACTACGGGTGGACGAACCCCAACGTCGCGTTGATCATTCAGGTGGACCCGTTCGACAACGTCTACATTCTCGGAGAGTACTACGAACGTCAGCGCACAGAGCAGGAGTTCGCTGACGACGTCATGAACGATCCGTACCTAGGTCCCTTAGTACGAAGGGCTTCTCGCCTCTACCCCGACCCCGAAGACCCGGGAGCATCCTCGGTGCTCGCCAACACCTGGAAGGTAGCCATTGTCGGTGGCACGGGCGGGTTGATCAAGGACCGCGTCAACCTGATCCGCAAGCACCTGAAGATCCAGAACCCGCACCTGGAGTGGGGTCACGTGGATCGGAAGCCGCGACTGCTGGTCCAGCGCAACCGTTGCCCGATGTTCGAGAAGGAGATGGACGCGTACAGGTACCCCGACGTCCGGAGCGATCAGAAGGAAGCACCGGAGAACCCAATGAAGAAGGACGACCACTGCCCGGAAGCACTTAGCCGGTTCTTCGGAGGCTACTTCGGTAAGCCCTTCGGAGCCCAGAAGACCAGAGTCCGCAAGGCCCGCATCGGCTGACAGCCGGTAGGCTTGCAGGGAAGAGGAGGCATCACATGGCCGCAGGAGTGTTCACGCCGTACAGCGGGGTCTCAGGATGGGTAGCGACGCTGCCGTCATGGGTGCCAACGCTGGACCAGGAGCGCATCGCTTCGTATCAGATCTACGAGGAGATCTACTGGTCGCATCCGGAGACGTTCAAACTGACTCTCCGTGGCGATGAGTCGAAGCCCATTTACATCCCCTCGGGGCGCACCATCGTCGAAGCAGCGAATCGCTATGCATGCAAGGGATTCAGCGTCGGCGTCGATCCTGCCCTCGGCACTCCTGCTGACCGAGCGAACCTCCTTCTTGCCCTGACCAACTGGATTGACCGCGAGAACTTCTACGCGACCTTCAACTCCAACAAGCGCTACGGCATCATGCGCGGCGACTGGGTCTTCCACCTGATGGCTGACCCGATGAAGGAGCCGGAGAAGCGAATCTCCTGTGTGGCAGTCGATCCCGCCTCCTACTTCACCGTTCCGATGCCGGACAACCCCGACCGCATCTGGAAGATCCATCTGGCGGAGACCACCAAGAACGACAAGAACGAGGACGTGGTTCGCCGGCAGACGTACACCCGACTTGACGACGGGCGCATCCAGAGCGAACTGTCCCTCTTCAAGATCGACGAGTGGTCCAAGGGAGATGCCAAGGCACAGCAGGTAATCACCGCTCCGTACATCCTGCCGGACCAGATCCGGGCCTTCCCGGTCTACCACATTCGCAACAGCGATGAACCCGGGAACCCTTACGGCAGCAGCGAGATGCGGGGAATTGAGTCCCTGATCACAGGCATCAACCAGTCGGCCACGGACGAGGACATCTCGCTGGCTCTGGAGGGTCTCGGTGTCTACGCCAGCGACGGCGGAGGGCCTGTCGATGAGGAGGGCGAGGACAGCGACTGGATCATCGGTCCAGGTCGGGTCGTGGAGAACGCGATCAACTTCCGCCGGGTCAACGGTGTCAACAGCGTCGGTCCGTACCAGGACCACATCAAGATGCTCAAGCAGAACGCCTTCGAGGCAACGGGAACCAGCGAGGTTGCCGTCGGAAGCGTCGACGTCACGGTCGCCGAGTCCGGTGTCGCGCTTGCCCTGCGCATGAGCCCCACCATTGCCAAGAGCGAGGAGAAGGACACCCTCATCCTCGGCAAGATGAAGCAGATGTTCTACGACCTCGTGACCATGTGGTTCCCGGCTTACGAGTCCATGTCGTTCGGGGAGGCGCAAGCCCTCTGCACCGTCGGCGACAAGTTGCCCAAGAACCGAGATGCCGAAGTCAAGTTGGTGCTGGAACTGATGTCCTCCCCGGTCCCTGTTCTCTCCGCAGCGACCGCCCGCAAGCATCTCGCCAACTACGGGTTCGAGTTCGATCCGGGCGAGGAAGCCCTTATTCTGAAGGAGATGGCGGCGACCTCCGAGGCACAGTCACCGTCCGGAGCACCGGCTGGGGAATCCGGCTTCGAGGAGAGGGCAGCGGCTGAGTTAGGCACAGGCTGATGCCCAACTCAGAGCCACTGAAGCGCTACCTGCGGGTCCAGGACGCGGCGGACAAGGAGTTCGCTGCTGCCCTTCGCGATGCAGCCGCAGACGCCGAGAAGTTGATGGACAAGTTGAGCCGTCGGTACGACTTCGGCAGCGAGATGCGAAGGGCTCAGATCGCACAGGTGCTTGGTGCTCTCCGAGAGCAACAGGCCATGCTGTACAAGAATCTGACGGACACCCTCATGGACCAGATGACCTACGCGGCCGATGCTGCGGCGGAGGCAGAGGGAGTGATGACGGACTACCTGTTCAACCAACTCGGGACCGGACCCATCCCTCAACTCCAGGCCGCGTACAAGGAACAAGCGAGGGCCACAGTCCGCGCATACCAAGCACGCAACGACCTCGGCATCCCTCTAGCGCAGTCCGTGTACCGCACACAGGCGTTGTCCAGTGGACTGGTAGATCGGTCCGTGAACAGGGGCTTGCTGCTGGGCAAGTCTGCACGGGAGATCGCCAAGGACGTGCGACACCTGATCAATCCGAACGTTCGGGGCGGTGTTTCGTACGCTGCGATGCGTCTAGGTCGGACGGAGTTGAACAACGCGTTTCACCATGCACAGAAGGGGATTCGAGCGAACGACCCCTTCGTTGAAGCGATGAAGTGGAATCTGTCCGGCTCGCACCCGAAGCCTGACGAGTGCAACACCTACGCGGAGAACGTGCACTTCGACGGTGGAGGCCTCGGTGAGTTCTTGCCGATGGAAGTTCCAGGCAAGCCGCACCCGAACTGCTTCTGCTACATGACTGCCGTTGTCGTGGACGATGACAAGTTCGTAGCCGACTTCATGGCGGGGAAGTACAACACGTACATCGACGAGAAGATCTACACACATCTCCCCAAGAAGGACCTGCCGTGCTGAGTGAAGACGGTGCCTTCTCGGACACGATGAAGACGTGCAGCATCAGCGCGGACTTCATGAACAGCAACGCCGACATCCTTGTGCCACAAGGGATGACGGAAGCGAATCTCTCTGGCGCACAGGCGAAGGGGCAGTGGGGTGTCGTCTGTGCCAAGGCAGCCAAGGGCGAGATCCAGATGTACTCCAAGGTTGCTCACGGAACCAAGCCGGACGGCACGACCTTCTCCGTCACGTACACCGGCCTCTCCAAGTACGACAAGACCCTTGCCACGTTTGACGTTCTGAAGATCAAGGGGTCCAAGCACAACACGTTCTCCGCGTCGAAGAACTCGGCGTTCATGCAGCAGGTACTGGACGAAGCGACCTGGAAGTTCGGCAACGCCACGAAGCCCACTGTCGCCGGTGGCAGCAAGTCCGTCGGAGCCATGAGCGACGAGGACGTCTCCGCCCTGTTCGTTACCGTCAAGGATCAACTGGCGAAGGACAAGGGCATCAACATCAAGGGAGCCAATCCTCAACTGGACTCCCTTGTGTACAAGGAGATTGGCGACGCTATCGGATACACGCCTGCCGAGGTTGCAGCGAAGATCGATGCGTACAAGGCCACCGGCAAGAAGTTGAGTGCGCTGAAGAAGAAGGTCGCGAAGAACCCGCCGAGCCTGCCCAAGAAGCCACCGACGGTTCCGGTGCCTGACGAGCACGGCAACGTCATTCTGGACAGCCCGAAGAAGACACCCTCCACTAAGCCTCCAGAGGCTCCTGTCCCGGACCCAGAAGCAGTCAAGGTGTTCAAGGAGATGCTGGATGCCCCAGACGTTACTGCCGAGGACATTGAGTACATCAAGAAGAAGGCCAACAAGGGACTGACGCCGAAGGTGAAGTTGGCTGCGCAGAAGGCTCTCGACGACTACGAGATTGATTGGAAGGATGCACCGCCGAAGGCGAAGTCCAACTGGCACAAGGATCCAACCTTCAATCAGGCCGTCTACGATCAGTGGCAATCCGTTGTAGACAAGGGAGATCCAGACAACATCGCATGGATGAAGGCAGTCGTCGTCGATGACCCGGACTACGTGCATGCGGCCACCATCAAGGCAGTCCTAGAGGACAACGACCTGACGTGGGGAGATGCACCGAACGGCGTGCAGACGGCAGCGACCCAGGAACTCGCTGAGGAAGTATCAGAAGCCGTTGGTGGCAAGGGACTCAGCCACGCGTACACCGACGAGGACCTTGCAGCGCAGTACATCATCGCGAAGGACTACGTCGTCGGAGAGTCCAACGGCAAGTGGACCCTGTACACCCAGAAGAACGTTGAGATGGACGATGCAATCTTCGACGCGATCAAGCAAGTCACCGGCAAGACACGGGCCGAGGTTGAGAAGGGGATCTCCGGTTACCTCGCCTCCGGAAAGAAGTTGTCGTCGCTCAAGAAGGCACTCATCAAGCAAGGCACGCTGAAGCCCAAGGCCCCGACCCTCAAGGGCGGGACAGCCGCGACCAAGAGCAATGTGAATGCCCTTGCCAGTAAGGGATTCAACCCCGAGGGGTTCAAGCCAAAGAAGTTGACGGCACAGGACGACGACAAGATCTATCAGTCGTTCAAGACCAACGGTCTCCCCAACTACATCGACAGCCCTCAGGCCAGCCTCCTGTCCAACCTGGACAAGATCAAGGAGGGCTTCGCGAAGCCTCCGTACAACATGCAGTTGGAGTACCTGGACATCCTGCGAGCGATTGACAGGGCAGGGGCCAAGAAGTTCGGTGTGGACAACGGCTTCCTCTTCGAGAAGAGGATGGTTGAGTGGGCAGCCTCTCCAGAGGGCAAGGCGCACTTCCTGAAGAAGATCGAAGCAGACAAGTTGGAGGCGCTAAAGCCTGCCCTGCCTAAGGATTCGGCAGCCTTCGAAGTGTTCCCGTACAACGAAGCGCTCGCGATGGCGAACCGCCTCCCTCCACTGAGCCAAGGTCAGAAGTCAGCCCTCCGGACGTACACCGGCAGCGCGTACCACAGCATGAACAACGCTCTCCGCAACGGAGGCACGATCACCCAGACCATCAAGGACGCCATCGCTGGTATGCGAGCGACGGACAAGCAGTTCCTCGTTCACCGAGGCTGTGACTTCAAGCAGTTCAAGGAATACGGGATCAACAGTTACGAAGATCTCATCGCGATGACTGGGAAGACCGTGCATGACAAGGGGTTCCTGAGCACATCGGTCGGCGGGTCCTCGGCCTTCAGCGGCACCGTCAAGATGGAGATTGAAGTCGTGAAGGGGACCAAGGCAGCCTTCGTGGATCACTTCTCCGCACACCGAGGAGAGAACGAGTTCATCATCGCTCCTGGCACCAAGATGAAGATCCTGCGTGTGGACAAAGTTGGCTATCAGACCGTCGTGAGACTGAGGGTGATCCTGTGACTGAACGGCCCATCGGACCGGAGTTGACTCCACTGAGTGACCCGGCGAACGTGCAGTTGGAAACGCTGCCGGATAGTGAACAGGACACCGAGACATTGGAGTTCGCATACGCTCTCCTCGCCGGCTCTCCCCTGCCCGCAGTGACGACTCCGGACGAGGTCCTCTGACTCGGATTCTGGCTAAGAATAAGGGAGAACCGCTCCTCCGGAGGCGACGCCCTCTGGGGTAGGATGGCCTCAGGCTGTTACAACGACCGGAGGTCACAATGAGCCAGAGGCTCAACACCATGATTCACCCCAAGACAGGCGCAACGCTGGAGCCGCTGTGGATTTCTCCGAGCGGGAGAGTGTTCTGGCCCATCATGGGTGCAAGCCCCGACGACCCTGCGGATGGTGAAGGCGGTGCCGGTGGCGCTGACGGATCCGGAGCAGGCAACGGCGAGAACGGATCAGGCTCGGAGGGCCAAGGTTCGGGAAGCGGTCAGGGCGAGGGAGGCGAGAACACCGACGTCGCAAAGACGCCGGAGTACATCGCACTCATGAATCGGATGCAGGCCGCCGATCGTCGTGCTTCAGCAGCCGAAGCCAAGATCAAGGAAGCAGAGGACGCCAAGAAGGACGACGTCACCAAGGCGACCGAGAAGGTCACCGAACTGGAGACGTCGATCAAGGAGAAGGACGGCACCATCGCCGAACTTCGCCTGCACAACGCCTTCCTGATGTCCAACGAGCACGAGTGGCACGACGCGGAGGCAGCGCTTTCGTTGGCACAGTCCAACGGCTACCTCTCCGACGTTGTCAAGGAGGACGGCACCGTGGATGCCGCGCTCCTCAAGGCCGCGCTCAAGAAACTCGCCACGGAGAAGAAGTTCCTGGTCAAGGCTGCTGGTGAAGGTGATGGCACTCCCTCGGGTGGTCCTGTCGGATCCGGAAACGGCAAAGGCAAAGGCAAGGAGATCGACGAGGAAGCCCTTCGTCGACAGTTCCCCGCTCTCAATCTCTGAGGGCAGGGCAAGACAGATACAGAGGAAGGAACTACCGTGGCCCGGTTCGACAAGTACGACCCGATCTCCGGCGGCTTCCGTGCTCCCCTCGCTGTCGATTGGCCCTCCGGCGACCTCTCGAAGGTCATCCCCGTAGGACTGGACGCCAGCGGCCGCATCGTCAAGGGTGCGGGGAACACCGGGATCGTCGGAGTCGTGTGTCTCACCAAGGTGCTGTATGCCGGTGAGATCGCAGACGCCATGACCGACGGCGAGATCGTTGAGGCCACTGGCCTCGTCGCCGGAACGGTCTACAACGCCGAGGCCGATGGTGACGTCGTCACCACTGCCGGAACCCGAATCGGACACACGGTTGAGGCCACTCGCCTCGTCGTCCGTGTGGCCCGCTGAGAGGAGAGGGATACCAATGAAGACCTTGCAGCGTAGCCCGCTCGTGCTCCCGGCGTTCGCCTACGGCACCGACAACAAGGGCGATGTCAACATGCTCATGGACCCGGCTCTCCGCCGGGAACTGGGCCTCCTCGCTGTGCCGTCGGGTGCGTCGCCCGCTGGTTACAACACCGAGGGTGACATCATCACCCAGACCATCGATGGGGTTGACCTCAACTCCATCTGGACGACCTTCCAGCAGACGCTGGAGATCCGCAACCGGACCCGCCAGACCCTCATCAACTTCCTCACGTACTCGGTGCAGAACCCGGTCGAGACCGTGCCGCAGTTCGGCGAGGGTGGGGACTTCGAAGAGGCGTCCGAGTTCGGTGTGCCGAAGGGCATGCGGACCGAGGCGTCCTACTTCCAGATGGGCTTCCCGTTCAAGTGGTTCGACACGGGTGCTCGGTACACCTGGAAGTTCCTCGCGGACGCGACTGCCGCGCAGGTGAACAGCGTTCACCAGCAGATCCTGGAGGCGGACTCCCGTCTGGTGTTCGGAGACGTCATGAAGACGCTCTTCCGTTCCACCAACAGGACGGCGGACATCAAGGGGAACGCGTACACGGTGTACTCGTTCTACAACGCGGACGGCACCGTGCCTCCGTCGTACAAGTCGAACACCTTCTCCGGTTCGCACAACCACTACCTCACCAGCGGTGCGGCCAACGTGGACAGCGCCGACCTGGACGAGATGCAGGACCACCTGACGCACCACGGCTACATGCGATCCAACGGTGCGGATCTGGTCCTCATGGTGAACAAGGCGGAGGCGGATGTCATCCGCAACTTCCGCTCGATCGCCAACGGTGGCACGGCTCTGTACGACTTCATCCCGGCTGCCGGTCAGCCGTCGTTCCTGCTCCCGACCGACGTTCGCGTCGCCGAGGGCCAGACGCGGCCTCCCGCTCAACTCCGTGGCCTCACGGTCATCGGCGCCTACGGCGAGTTCACCATCGTGCAGGAGGACTACATTCCTCCGAAGTACATGGTGGCCTTCGCCACTGGCGGGCAGGAGTCCCTGACCAACCCGATCGGAATCCGGGAGCACCAGAACCCGGCTCTCCGTGGTCTCCGGCTGGTCAAGGCGCGGTCGAACGACTACCCGCTCCAGGACTCGTACTACCAGCGAGGCTTCGGCACCGGCATCCGCCAGCGCGGAGCCGGTCTGGTGATGCAGGTCACGGCGAACGCGTCCTACGCGGCTCCCGCGCAGTACTCCTGAGTGATGGGCGGGATCCCTTAGAGATAAGGGGTTCCGCCCTTCCTCGCCATCGGCCACTCAACAAGGAGGATCACCGTGAGCCGACAGATCGATCTCAGCAAGTCCCTCAGTGAGGAAGAGGTCCAGTACCTCGTGGACCGCGAGCGGTGGGACGACCTCGCCGAGAACTCGGAGGCAACGGGTGCCGAGCACCCGACGCGCACGAGTGACCCGGTCAGCCCGCAGTCCGACAGCGCTCGCCTTGGTGACAAGGCGATCACGCAGGTCCCGGACGGTGCCAACCCGGCACCGGCCAGCCTCGGTCAGCGACAGGCTCTCGAGGGCGCTCTCCAGGTCACCTTCGAGACCGAGGACCACGCCTACGAGGACTGGTCCAAGGACGACCTCAAGGATCAGGCCGAGCGACGTGGCCTGTCCAAGTCCGGCAACAAGCAGGAACTCGCGGACAGCATCCGGGAGTGGGACGGCGCGAACCGTCCCGGTGCTGGGTCGGACGCTGAGCCCTCTCCGGACAACCCCGACGACGCGTACGACGGCACCGGCTCGGACGACGGTGACCCCGACGCGGACCAGCCGGACGAGTAGTCCACACGTTGAGGGCTGGAGCCCTCGGAAGGCATCTTCCCCGGTTTTCCGGGACTTCCTCTCCAGCCCTCAACTTGGCTAAGAACAAGGGAGTTCGATCATGGCAACAGTAGAATCAATCGCCTCGCTGCGTCGCCTCATTGACGACGTCGCTGCTCCCCAGACCTACACCGACGAGTACCTCAACGCTCGCCTGGACGCCAACGAGAACCCCGAAGCCATCGCTGCTGCCCTCTGGCGGGAGAAGGCTGCGAAGTACGCGACCCTCGTGGACATCAGCGAGTCCGGGTCCTCTCGCAAGTTGAGCGATCTCCGCAAGGCTGCACTGGAGTTCGCGGCCTACTACGACAAGGCCAACCAAGACCTCGTGGTCGTGACCAGTAGCCGACCGAGGACGAGGGCCATCGTTCGCCCGGAGCCGTCATGAGCGAGATGGAGATCGAGATCAACCGAGGGTTGACCTCGCACTTCATCGCGGCAGATCCCAAGCAGGTAACGCTTCTACGTTCCGCTCTGATCGACAATGGCTCCGGTGGATTTACTCGCGGTCCTGCCACCCCGCTCCCTGCTCCGCAGACGATGCGCCT